TAGCCGTTAATTCATCACCTACATTCAAACGGCTGTCAATACCCGCCTCCAGCGCACGTAATGTTATAACGTTAGTCCCAGCAACTAAAGTATAATCATTGTCCAAAACATAAAGTTTTCCAGGATTTAAAGATGAGTCATTACTTTTAAACGTTGTAGTTGCCGTAATAACCGCCCCGGCAGTTCCCGTAACAAGAACCCCATAACTACCCGCAACAGCCGAAAAAGGAGAACGTCTTAATTTTACTCGCCCAAAACGCTCCAGCGTTCCTCCAATTGCTTCTGGGTCTGCTGTATCAACAAATATGTTTTTTTGTACATCAGCAATAGCTAAATAAATAAGCCTGATTGTTTCGTCTTTAACTGCTGCGGTCGCTCTTAAATACAAACGGCCGAATAAAGGTATAGTTACCCCCAGATTTGACTCTAAATCGGCTAATATGCTCGTGTAAAGCTCGTTTGTAGTTGGTATATTAACAGCCATACTATAGTATTTTTTGCTCTATTACTTCGTTTCTTGTTGCGTCCCAAATAAATTGAAACTCCTTTTCCTGAGTGTTTCCTGGTTCCGTTAAAGTTACAAATATATTAACCTTATCAACATCTGGAATAGAAACATTTACATCATATTCAGCAAAATCTGCCAAAAACTCTAAATCCTTTTTTGCATTACGTTCAATAGTTATACGTCCATTACTATCTAATGCGGTTGTATTTAGAGTGTGTTCGGTTAATGAATTAAATTGAAGCTCTGGAGCATCTTGAAAAAAAACATTATTCCCCCACCAATCACCTCGCAATTCGCTTTCAATCTGATTTTCAGAAGTTAAAAAACCTGGGTTTCCACCAAAAAAAGCCAGATAAACCATGTTAAAAAGGCTTGATGTTAATTCTACATCATTACCCTTTAAAATCGCGTCACCCCCCGAACCTGTTTCGTATATTGAAATGTCTAACATATTATTGAGCTATTCCCATCGTTGAACTTAAATTAACACCTATTGGTAAATTCTTAGAGTCAATAGTTGAATTATTACCTGGGTCATTTACGTTAATATCTAACTTGCCTGTTTGTGACTCTTCTATTCGCTGAGTTAATGCTTGTTGCTCTGAAAGTTTAGGGTTCACTGGCTTTAACTCCTCACTTTCTGGCGTCCCTTTTACCGCAGTAACAACGCCTTCAACTAAGGCCGTATGAGATCGAACAAAAGCATCGACAGCTTTACCACCAGTTTCTTTCATTGCCGCCACTCGAAGTTTTCGCTGCTCTTCGATTTGTTTTTTATCCTTTTCAAATTGCTCGTCGGAAAGCATTCCTATTAAATTCATACCCCACTTCCAAGCCATCACAATCCCCTCGACCATTGTTTGAAAAGTATGGGATATTACCTGCCATACCAACTGAACAGAGTATTTGAAAAACTCTATTCTAGCCGTCATTGATCCGACGATTCCATCCCAAATCGCACCCCAGTTTTTAATCTTAGATACAAGCCATATAATAACACCAACCAGTGCAGCTATTGCCGCAATAATTAAACCTATTGGGTTTGCTGTTAAAAGAAAATTTATCACAGTTTGAGCAGCAGACCAAACTTTTACAGCCATTGTTACCGTTGAAATTATTGTCCTTAAAGTTAGCATGACTCCGATTACCCCCCCAACTACTCCAACTACAGTCTCTAAATTATCAGTTACAAAAACGACGATGCTCTTAAAAACCTTTAGACCGCCTGTCACCTTCTCGTTACTGGTGAATAAATTATTCCACCTGTTTTTCAATTGCTCCAACCGAGCCGACAAGGTTGATGTATTTTTACCTGCTTGCTCTTGAGCTATACCACCCTTAGATACCGCATCCGTTAATTCCTGTACCCTATCTACATTTTGCAATATAATCTGACCAGCAACTAAGTTCTCTGTTCCGAAAACCTTGGACAAAGCTGTTGCGTCTCCTTGAATCTTAGACAGCTCTTTTAAACGATCATTTAAAGGAAGCGTTTTATTTGAAACAATATCCAAGTTAACTCCAAATTTAGCCAATTGCTTTTGAGCCTCTTTAGGCAAAGCTTTCGCCGTTGCCATTTTAGTCAATACGTTACGTAATTTTGTACCCGCTTCTGCGCCCTTAATGTTCTTTTCAGCTAGTGTTTCGATAAGACCTACAGAATCTTGTACGCTTAAATTCATGCTGGCAGCAACCGTACCAAATTTATCCAGAGATTCAGATATTAAAGGAACAGCAGCGGCACCAGCTTGAGCACCAGCCGCAAGCGTATCGATTACCATTTTGGAAGAATCGGCCCCTAAATTAAACTGATTCAATGTCCCTGTCAAGGATTTAACAGATGTTTCTAAATCATCCCCTGAAGCCTGGGACAATATAACTGCGGCCTTTGTAACTTCCCCCAGAGCATCAGCATTTTTAAGCAATTCAGGCTTTGCGGATCCAACAAGCTCGAAAGCTTTGGCCATCTCTACAGAACTACTTTTCGTCTCTTTGGAAACCTTGGTAATGTTATCACCAAACTTGACCATTTCCGCATCAGTAACCCCTGTAATTGCCTGAAGGGACGCCATGTTTTTCTCGTAATCCATCGCAGCATTCACTCCACTACTTAAAGCGGCAGAAACTGCAATAGCGCCCCCAAAAGAAAGCATTTGTTTCCCTAAAGCGCCTAACGATGGTGTTAATTTACGAACATTTCGATCTAAACGAGCCAAGCCCTTACCTGCTTTCTGAGAAAATGATTGCATTCCCGCACGCATTCTCTTTACTGGCGCCGTAAATTTATCGATCGCCTTAAAGACAGTAGGTATAACAAAAGCAGCCATTAATTATTCAATACGTCGTTTTTTTTATCTTTTTTATTCAATTCCTTATGAACCAACTCTATATCATTGTACCAAAAAACAAGACCTTTATAATCAACAGAATCGATATAAAGGTCTTCAAACTCACTCGGTGCCCAATGATGTTCCCTAACTACACTTTTAATAAATGTTTCTACATTTACCCATAAATTGCCAAATTCTAAACAAAAAAAAGGCAAATATCCTGTGCATATCGAAAATCCTCCTTGTCCATATCCTTGATGATTCCCGAAGCTGTTTCTGTTGAAGCGCAAATATTAGCAACCAAAATATCGCTGTATTTTGCCATGTCCAGCTTTTTAGAATATCGATCTACGTCAGAAACCTTTATTCTAGGCTTATATTTCAATTCTTTTGGACCATTTTCACTAGGATGCTTTAAAACTTGAGTAATAACACACTCATTATCAATACTCAGATGGCCATTCATAACAGCCGAAACCATTGATTCGATTTGGCTTTCGCTTTCATCCTGCTTCTTTTCGTCTACTCGCTTAAAATCGAGCCATCTTTGTACGTCCTTTTTTGCAACTTCGTAAGAAATTACCTTAACTTTCTTTTCTTCTTTACTCATATCTATTGATTAATTATTAGCCTACAATCTTTTTAATTCCACCACCTCCAGACAAGGTTAAAGTGAAATTTGCCGCAAACATATTGCCCTCATAATCTCCTACTGGACGACCTTTCATACCCCAAACTGTGCCGTTTGTGTTTGTAACTGTCCAATCTGCGTCAACAGGGTTCCCAGACATTTCTACAATCTTTAAAAGCTCGTTTTCACCATTCATGTCCCACAATGCAGTGCAAGTAAACTTCCAACGAGAATTTTGAATAGAAAAAATAGGAACTCCATTACCTGTTATCATCTGCGCATCATCTGTAGCTTTCAGCCCTCCTGGGTCCAAAGTTGTATCTTCTCCAGCCTTTACTAGAATTACACCCGTTCCTAATTCTGGGTGATTATAAGTTACTTCTAAAGTATCTCCTCCTAATGCCATTTTGTTTATTTTTAATTACCTCCAAAATTAAACCCGGCCTCTGCTGTTGTTGAAGAAATCCGAGCGATACCTGTTCTTTTGTATCTAAAAAATGTGTTTAATCGATCTGGGTTGTTTGTGCTTAATTTTACTTCAATAGAATTCTGCATAAAAGGAACGTCAGCGATTAATGCTCTATTACCTAAGTCCGCAGCGTATTTATCCACAACTTGCTTCCATGTTTTAGGCTTAACCACTTTAGTAGCTGAAACAATATCGTTGTCTGCTGCAATCGCATGGTCAACAACAAAAGTCTGTTCCAATAAATAATACCCAAAACGAACATTAAAGTCAACCGTTAAGTTTCTAACGTATCTAAACTGTGGCGGCGTTTCCCCTACAGGGTGGTAAGTTGTAACTAAATCCTGTACTTGATATTTACCCGCAACAAAATCAACCGTCGAACTTCCCTTTTTAACGATAGTATCTCTAAAGTTATAGTTAATCATCCCACCAATGTCCCCGTTTTCTGGAACTGGCATGTCAAAATAACTTTTTGCGTTAGCATCCAAATGAGGCGTATCTTGAGCAATACGAGCATACAATAAAGCCATATTTGCCGCAGCTTCCATAGACCACCCTGGCGAATTAGGAGCTGGAGCCACTGAATTAGTCACCTGATTTAATCTCAAATCTGTAACAACCGAAGGGTCTTCTGATTTATCCCCATAAAATGAAACAAAAGGCTTCATTATAATACCCTGATATCTTCCCGTAGGCGTCTCTGGGTCTGGAATACCATTAAAATCCTCTAATTCTGTGAATGTCGTCGTTTCGGAATAAGGATTAACAACCAATGTATGCCATTTAGCTCCAAACTTATTCAATGAATCAGTAACTGCTGGAGTTCCTGCACCTGTAGCCGAACTGGAAACCGCATAAACTAAACCTAATCCATCTCCGTTTGTATCGACCTCAATAGTCAACTCTTCAGAAGTCAATCCAGCCCATTTACTCGTAGCTAAAACATCTGTGCTATTATCTGTAGCCAAAACAGGCGATCCCAAAACGTTGGTTATAGTGTCTGTAATCTTTGCTGTAACAGCCGCAACATTATCTCCTGTTGAAATAGTGAAGTCATAACGCCCACCGTCAACAATTCGACGACCATTAACAACTAAAGTGTGAACTCCGTTCCCCGTAGCCGCACCCGTAGGCGTAATAGTACGAGCCGCAGCAACAGCTCCCAAAGCAGCAGCTTGAGGATATACTGTTGTTGGTATACCACCAACCCCGTCACTATTGGATGGGCGCAAAATACGCATCATATTATAAATAGGAGAGCCATAACCATATAACTCACCCGCTTGCTGTGCGCTTGTCACCTGTACAGGATCTAAACTTAACGTTCCTTGGTTGGCGGTGTTCGCCTCCCCTAAAATCGCGATGCTTTGCGGTAAATTACTGGTTTGATTTGAAAAATCCCCTTTAGTTATAGTGTAGCCTACAATTCGGCTTATTCTTTCTGATCCAACGGACGTACTTATTCCCATTTCTCAATTTTTTACTTTAACAAATATATGTGTTTTTTCTAAACATCAATAATAAGCAGCAATATAATTATCAATGTTAATTTTTATTTCGTCGATCAACTCCTGCGAAACGATAGTATCAGCAACTTTTTTATTGATTTCTCTTTGCGCCGACTTCCATCTTCCACCCTCCAAAAAAAGCTGGGCATGAGAGAAAAACGTATCAATATGATCTTTATCCGCTTCTGGGACATCATACAAAATTAACCTTGCATTCATTCGATCCGAAAAAGCTATGCCGTCTTTTTTTCGCTGCGGGTATTTTTTCGCAGTGTAATCAATTAAATAGTCTTCATCCGTAACCTGTACATATTCAGGATCTGGAACCCCAGGCGACAATTCTGGCTGTGTGCCCTCAAAAACTTCAGGCTCTTTGAATGGTTTCCCTAATGGAATGCACCCTAAATTTAAATCATAATGTATGTATCTCCAAAGCGTTGCCATTATTAACTTTTTGTAAATTGTAAAACTTCAACATTCCCATTGTATAGAGTTGCTTCATCGTTAGGTGAAGATGAAGTCCAAGATAAAGACATAGTATATTCTGTTCCTCCAACTAAATTTAAATCACTTATAGACATAAACTGTGGAACTCTCTGATTTGTCCCGGAGTTAACATTGCCAACAATTAAACCGCCCTGAATTACATTAAGAACAACCCCAACACCACTCGTATCTTGAGGTTCTAACCTCATTGTAAGAGTTTCATTAAAAGAAGATCCATCTGTAACATTCAAGTTTACAATAAAATCTTGACCTCCGTCATTATAACTCCAAACAAAACTGCTTAATATTGAGTAGTTATCACTTATTTTAGGGATAAACGAACGAGAGCAATAAGTCTCAAAGACATTAACCTGTTGATTAATCAACCCCTCTGTTGTTTGCCCTGGTCGATTGTAATCTCTTGAATTTGCAGAAGCATAGAAATCTAACGAGGCTCTTTCCCAAATCGCAGAGCCTGCGGTTAAATCATTAGCTCTATACCAAACGTCGGCAGCTTCATTATACCATAATTGGCCAACTCTGTGCCGCGGCTGACCTATGCCGTCGGTTTGCGTAATATCATCATTAAGTCCTGGAGAATTTGACGCTGAAACAAAAGGTAAATTCCGCTCTCTTATCTTAAATTGTAGCTTCTCATTTGATCCCGGCGAAGCAATTTCCGAATAAATATCTTCTGTATTAGGCGCCTTTTGCTGTAAAAAGTCACCCATAGTATCCGCGCTAGAAACTTTTAACTTGTACTGACTTAAAATTAATTGGTCCTGAAGCTCTTGGTTCCCATATTCCCATACTCCAGAAACATATATGTAAAAACCTTTTATTCGCCTGTTTACAGGCCAAACCCCCTGCGAATTTTGAACATAAGCTATATCACCTTCGTCTGCTGTTGGAGCTACATTAGTAGTAAGATCAGTATAATTTAATGCATTATACTTCCAAAGTTCGTAAGCGGGAGAGTTACTACCACCTCCTGTTACCCTAAAAAAAAAATAGGTGGTTAACTCAAAAAATAAAGTGTCAAGGTCGTTTATAGGAACCACAGTAGACCCCGAGTCTCGAATAACTTCCTTCATTTCTGACACCTTAAAAGTGTCTATTAATTTGCCCTGATCATTACGAACGGTCAGAAAATCCCCCTCAACATTCTTTTGAATCAAAGAAGACGGCAAAAGCGTGTACTCGTTACCGTCTTCACGATCAACAACAATACTTGAATTATCTAATTTCGTTATTACAATTACCTTCGCCATATTAAATCAAATCAACGTCAGAAAAAACGTAACCTTCATCCGTTTCGTGCAATTTAACACTTGTTTGGTAACCTTGCAATACATTTGCAGAATTAAATACAGTCTGCTCACAAGCTTTTACAGTAAAAACCAAACGCCCCATTGAAGTATGCGCTGTATCTTGATTATCCTGCGGCTCATCCATCGTTATGCTTGAGACCGCAGTATGGATAATTAACCCGGGATCAAATCCTAAAAGATTATAATTGTTATTTTCCAATATAGTACGACAAACACCTAAAAGGCGTAGTACATCAGCGTATGATTTCGTGTCACCTCGTCCATCATCGGTTGTGGGCGCCTTAAAATAAGCATCTATGTAATACGAATATGTACCATCGTTGGTCTTATTATTATGGTTGTCGTAAGTTCCGTTAGAATACTTGATGTTTAAACAAGGCAATTCAGCATGATTAAAATTAACAACCCTATTTTGAAAAATAGTAGGATTTAAAGCAGTGTCCCCGCCATAATTATCAAACTGATTCTTCAACTCTTCGAATAATATTTCACCAATTCGAACAGATATTAACTCGAAGCCTTGATTCGGTATTTGATAATTAATCAGTGCCATTACCTAAAGTCGCCTAAAATACAAGTTATTACCCCAATAACCACTCTTCAATCACATAGTTTTTACTTAAACCTGTGCTGTCTACAATCGCCACTTTATGACCAGCAAAATTAACTTCACCAGAAGCGTCTCGCGTAGGATAACCAGCCTCTACCAAAATAGACTCTGAAACAGAAAAATGAGCGTTCTTTGAGTTCACCACATTGCCATCAGTATCAAGACCAATATGGTGCTTTGTAGTTAACCCAACAGCGTCTGCGATTTCCCCTCCTGGAGCAGTAAATGAAATAGCTTTCCCAAACCCTAAAGGGTCGGAACTAAACGTTCTCCAATCACTAGCGGCTATATCGTTTAAATTCAACTGTTACTTTTTATTTCGCCCCTTACCTTTTTTTGACTTAGCAACAGATTCCTCGTTTTCTTCTTTTGCTTTTGCTTCAAAAGAATCATTCGCGCCTGACATCTCCTCTGACTGCTTTTTAGTGATCTTCACCAAAAATCCCTTTTCAACTAATGTTTCCGCAACCTGATCTCCTTTAAATGAAGCATCTGAAACAATATCGCCTGCTTTATAAACCTTATTAGAAGAACCTCCAGCGCCAACGGCTAAAGCAACTACTTTATACTCTTGCATAATTTTATGTTTAAAAAAAAAGGCGTGGCAGTTATCCGTCACGCCTTTTCTTATGTTTAACTAAGTAGGTATTAAGCTACTACCTTTTGCGTGTAAATCTGATCTACTGCCGTAGGAATTGCTAAACCAGCAGACTCCACATACATAATATGCGCCTTATTTCTCTGGTCTTCATATTCACTAACAACAAAACCTCCTCGTCGACCCGCAACATTTGAAGCAGTCCCTCTACCAACAGAACTGATTAACTGGGGAACTCCTGAAAAACCTAGCTCGAAGTTAGGAGCCTCTGGAATAATAATCATATTCTTAGGATCAA